ATTGCTAATTCTTCCACAAATTCTGCACCAGTCTACCGGAAGTGTAATAATAGAAACGTCTAATCCAAGTTCATTGATTTCCACAATATTTGCAATATCATAATCAGATAAATATTTGGCATTATTAGCTGGGCGTTTCCCAGTTTCAAAATAGAAGAATGCAGTACCGTCATTCGCATCCTTCATCAAATTATCTCTTATATGCTGCTTATAATTTATTTTGTCCAACACAGACAACATTTTAAGACGGTTACTTTCAAAATTTCTAGGGCGTTGTTGTTTATTTCTTCGACTTTTACATACAATTACTTTATCAAGTGTATGCATAGAACATATATAGTTTACAGCAGCTTTAACACTTCCATTGGTGTTATACGCCCACCATGCCAAATCACGTAATTCTTTATTATAATATTGAGGATTTTTCGAATATTCACGAATCTCCCTAATATTGTGAGGTGAAGAGTCTAAGTAATCACCCAACACAGAATATACATATGGAAGAGTAGTATTATACGCAAAAGCATTAGTTTCTACATTTTTCGTACTAACTTTTGGTGTATAATTTCTTTTTCGCTTTCCATTAGTTCTTCTGCCATTATTGGCTATATTATTCTGTCCTGGCAATTTCCAATACCTCCCATCAGTTTATAAAGGTTGAAAATCCATATTCGTCCTCAATATTACGCATATCTCTTTCAAGTTCATTTGCAATATGGTTAGCATAGGAGATAGCAGAGTATCTATCTTTTCTCATTCCGGATGCTTCCATAACCTTTATTTTTCCATCTGTTTGAGTATAATCAAGATTTATCATCTCATTAATCATGGCAGTTGTTTGATAAAAAGGTTCTTGGAATAGAACTTGTTCTTCAACCAATAAGTTTTGATAAGCTTTACTTCTGTTCAATATATCAGTTGCATCAACCTCATTAATAAGAAGTCTTAACTTACCACGTTTTATACAGTCTCTAAGATATACTGCAGCTTCAGAATTGAATTTTGCAGTAGCTTTTACACTGTATATAATTTCAGGAGCATCAGGTTCTTTACACCTTTCTGCCATTCCCTTATCATTAATACATGTCCATGCCGGGTATACAGTATTACGGTCATCATCAACCTGTTCAATAACAAGATTGTCATATACACCGATTCCGACACCATTTGTATCAACAATTATATAGTCACATTCAAAATCATCAAATAATCTTCTGGCTTTTAAAGCCTGATCGAAAGTATGTCCTCCATCTAGTGTTGTGACATACACTACATTTCGAATATACTGATTATTTGTTGCTGGAATAAGTTGCATAACTACGAAACAGGTAGCATCATTTTTTGATCCACCCTGAGTTGCAATATCCATTGCAAGCAAACGGATTTCTCCGTTTTTCTTTGGTTCATATTTAGAATCATTCAGAAAAGCATAATAAGGTTTTGGATAAATTGCTCTTTGAATTTTTCTGATTCTGTCAATAGATTCAAAACTATAGAAAGCCTTTTCGGAACTTCCAAAGAATAAGGAATCCATTTCCATTGACCAAGCAATACTATCGAAGTCGTCCTCTTGCATCTCTTCACGAATCTGTTCTTCTGGGTAATATCCCTCAGATACAGGAAGTTGATACGGGAATCCAACCACCATATAGCTTTCACCTTTAAAAGTCATGGAATTAAAGAATGCTTTAAATTTCGCCCATGACCAATGATACTTATAGTATGCACTACTAAGATAAATCTCTTTATTTGGTTCTTTTGGATATTTCTTTTTATTCTCTTTGACCTTATCACTGTATTCTGGACGATCATAAAATCCAGGTCTACGCTGTCCGGCTTTAAACTTTCTTAATACCTTATCCAAAACGCCTTTATCAATCATACGGAACTCATCCATAATGATTATATTCGCTCTGGCAGAACGGGCAGAATCACTTGCCGTTACGACTTTAATGATAGATCCATTTTTCCAATGTATAAAACCCTCTGCTGGCGAAGTATTTACCTTGGCTATTTCATTCCTAAGATTAGGAGATTTCGGCATGAACTCTTCAACAATTTTATTCAAAACGTTGATGGACTGTCCACGTTGTCCCGCTGCAATACATACTTGCACACCCGGATAGAGAGTACAATACGCACATAAAAATGCAGCAACAATCATAGATTTACCCATGCCTCGACTCGCAATAGTCATAAAATATGTAAATCTGAACATAAATGTAATCATTACTTGCTGAAATGGACGAATCCATTCCATACCAAAGTAATCAATTAAGAATCTTACTGGATTTGCTCTATAATAAGCAGTCCATACATCCAGACCATCCATGATTTTTTTATATTTAGAGTCTTTTAATGAAGTTTCGGGTTGAGCCATTTACTCACCGCCACTATTAAGAATGTAATTAAATACATCTTCGTCATCGGCTTCTTCCAATTCTGGAATTTCAACCCTGTATTTTGCCATTTCTTCTTCATAGATAGAAGAATAGCGATTATTTATTTTTAGCATCTTACATAAATGCCCCAAAAAGTATACTGTAATGTATCTCACGATACCATCTACATCTTCCCATTCAGGTCTGCATTTTTGTATAGGACGTTCATTCTCAAACATTTTAATCATAACACCAATTGGTTTTTCACCATTTTTATCGTTTGCATCTTCTTGAAGTGGTTGAAGGTTTGCAGACTTCATAGTGTCCTGATAAGTTTTCATCAGCTTAGTATAGAGATCTACGGAATTGTCCTTTAATGCTAAATTCATTTGCAATTTGATGATACAAAGTTCTCTTACAAGCGTTTCTCTTGTTTTTCCATCAACAACAACTCTCGACTTCCAATCATCAAACATATCATTCAATATAGAATATTCTTCAGGTGAAAATCCAAACCCCCACACACTAACAGCTTTTTTTAATTGTATAGAATCCATTTCTCCATAATCCATAGTATCGTCCATAGAGTCTATGGTATTTTGTTTCGATTCTAACAATGTATCACTGTATGTTTTTCCAATATGAGGTTTTAATTGGATTTTACTAATATATACAGAAATTCTACTTCGATCTTCACTGATTTTCTTTGAAGCAGCAAGCGCACTTTCATTAAAATAAAAATCAAATAATTGACATATTCGTTCAATCGCACGTTCTTCATTTCCACCAAAAAATTCTGTATACTGTGTAAAAAGATTATCTACACAATTTTTACAAGTATTAAGGTAGCCATCAGTGCCAGCATAAATAGGAGATTTAGATGGAGAGAAGTTTCCCTTTCTCCGTTTGTAGGACTTACCACAAGTTTGACAAATATACTCTTCACGACCATCTGAAACAGCTTCAATCTTTCCGATTTTAGCATCGGCATTCAATGACATTTCAGAAGCCAGTGATTTTTTCACAATCTGCGCTTTTGTTTGTCCCATATAAAAACTCCTTTTTCCGCATATAAGCGGTAGTAGATGATGTGGGATTCGAACCCACAATGTTTTTCAACACATGATCCTTAGTCATGCCTGTCTACCAATTGCAGCAATCATCCATAAAAAATAAGCAATAAAAAAGCACATAGAAAAATACTATGTGCTACATGCCTGGTAAGAGAGTCGAACTCTTACGGTTTCCCACCAGGGTTTGAATCTGGCGTGTCTACCAATTCCACCAACCAGGCAAAAAATATTAAAATATGCGTGGAGGGACTTGAACCCTCACATCATTAAGATAATAGAGCTTAAATCTATTGCGCCTGCCAATTACGCCACACGCACTTAATTGAAAATGTCAGACTCGAACTGCTCCACATTCTCAGTAAAATAGTAAACACGGATTTGAAGATTCTGCATTTATCTCACCGTTAAGACCACATTTACTATATAGCAGAACTGGGGTAGCAGGATTCGAACCTGCGAATGCTGGAGTCAAATTCCAGTACCTTACCGCTTGGTGATACCCCAATAAACTGCCCCAGTAGGACTCGAACCTACGACACACTGGTTAACAGCCAGTCGTTCTACCACTGAACTATAGGGCATAAAAACTGATAATAGCCGTACCATAATCAGATTTCCTGTCTGCACATGGCAGATGGAGAAAAATACAAGTCGCTGAATTAAAT